AGTGCTGTTACCTTCAGCGGATTCATCTCAGAGATGTGAACGTCAAAAGTCGGCTTCAAAAGAATCATCGAAACTTGCGGTTGATTTTGTTCCGCCATTTTTAAGCTCCAACATTCTGCCTGTACTCTCGTTGTATTTCACGGAACCGGAAACGCCACACCAGCCGGTGAAACGATTCTTGAGTACGCGTACCACTGTGCCCTCGGAGTCGTTCTCTGACTGCTGATTTCTCTCAAGACCAATGCAAATATCACTAAGTTGCCCAATAGCAGCGCTACCGCGAAGCTGAGAGAGCGATGTTTGTGCGCCATTTTCATGGCCTTTGTCTCCAGTAGGGCGGCGAAGGTGAGAAACAAGAAGCATTCCACAGCCAGTCTCTTCAACAAAACTCCGTAGTTTGGTCATTGTTTGATCGATTGCCCGGCGCTCATCACCTTGATCAAGGCCCGAGACCAGAATCGATAAATGATCGAACACGATCCAACTGCACCCGCAACCACTAACCAAATGGCGTATACGGTTAAGCAGAACGGTAGGGTCGAGAGAGCCAAAATGATCGTACAGAAATAGCCGAGACGTTCCGAGAGTCCTGTTGAAGGCTCCTTCGATTTGTTCATCAGTGAAGTGACCTCGATCAATGTGGATAGGGTAATTAAGATCCATACCGACGAAACGCCGAGCAGTGCGTCGTATGTTTTCTTCCAGAGCGACGTAACCAACTGTTTCGTTTTGGCGAGTGAGAAGGTCATACGCAATCTCTGATACAAACGTGCTCTTCCCGATTCCAGATCCAGCCGTGATAGTTACTAGCTCGCCTTTACGCAGGCCGTGCAGCTTGTCGTTCAGGAAACCATAGGGGTACTCAGCACTCTCTGTCTTGGGGTCTTCTAGGACCATCTGGAGCAGTTTGCTGCCACTGATGATTCCATCAGGCTCGTACTCAGCAGCTGTCCAAACCATCTGCATGATGGCTTTACTGTTACCAGCTACTAGAGCCTCGTTGGCGTCTTTATACCCCTCGATCTTGCCGATCTTACCCACGCGAGGTGGAAGTAACTGGATCGCTTTCTTGACGGCTTTCTGACCGTGATCATCCCCATCGAAACACAGGATGATCTCTTCAAATTTCAGAAGCCAATCGAGATTACTCCGAATACATTTCTCTGCAGAGTCAGCGCCATTCGGTAGCGATACACACGGCCAGCTCTTCCTGATCGTGGCGTAACTGAGGCAGTCGTATTCGCCTTCAAAGATAACCAGTAGCTTGCCACCACTTCCCCACTTCTCCTGGCCGAGAAACGTATTGTCAGGATTGGATCCGTGTTGGACAAACTGCTTGTTTGGTTTACGAATCTTGTAACCAGTGAGACGACGTTCCTTGTCGTAGATAGGCCAGTGGTAAGCCTCACTGTCGCCGTAGGTACCCTTGAAATACCCAAAGAGTTTACAGATCTCTTCCGGTATACAACGGCTTTGGATTGCTTGGTAGCTACCAAGGATTGGTTCAATCTCTCGGCTAGATACATCATTGGAAACAAGGTTGGACATTGGAAAGGAGTTAGGAGAGACGTGGTACGAACAACCAGGGGTGAAGCAGTGCTGACCACCGTCGTCGTACAAAGCAACGTTGTCTCGTGAACCACACCTTGGGCAGTTCAACCGGCTGACAACGCGAGACATAAAAAGAACCTCCAAAGGGTTTGATCCCCCTGGAGGTCCGGTGTCCTTTCAACCTTGTCCGACAGAACTATAGCAGTCAGCTAAGCCAGTCGGTAGGTACTCGGGGACCCTCACACCAGGGGACACTATACCTCTCACACCAACCCGCATAGGTCATCTTGCCGGTTTTAGTGAGCTTCTGATGCGGCTTCTGTAGGACCATCCTCAGGTCCACATCAGGGTGCTGCTCTCGGAACAGCTTGATCAGCCTGCGATCTTCTGCATCGAAGTAGCCCTTCACCTCCAGCACAGTGCCGTTATCGAGGAAGAAGTCAGGCGTGTAGCTACGAGGAATCAGGAGATCGAAGCTCTTGCTCTCATAGCTCCACTCACACTGGAGGCTCTTGGCTACTTGAGATTCAAAGCCCGAACGAAACCCATCAGCTTGGCGTTTGCCGTACTTGTGGAATCGTCGGGCCATCTGAATCAGAAATCAGGATCTTCGCCAGCAACCGTAGCAGCTTCTTTCAGATTCGGCTTGGATTGTTTAAACCCAGCTTGCTTACTGAAAGCTTTGGTGATATCGAAATCACCTTTGTCAGAACCAGCAGTGGTTACAGCAGTAAGAACCTGCATACCCTTCGGACAGAGCCTCAAACCACCCTTAGGGCTCTTACGAGGGATGTAGGTCGGTTTGATGGCTACAAGCACCTCAGAGCCTTCCCGAAGGCGCAGATCACGAGCAATAGGCTGCAGCTCGGTATCCACCACAGGCAACGGGAACTCCCCATAAGCCAGCTTGGCAGTCAGTTTGACGATCAACGAGCCCTCCTGCTGCGCCTCAAACGGAGCATCGAAGAAGCTCTTACGCCCCGTGGCATCTCGCCACCAAGCACAAGCTTTGTCGTACTCCTCACTCAGTTCTTCCAGCAGCTCCTCAGCATCCTTTACCAGGATCTTCAGCCGGAAGTCACAGGGTTCACCGTTGTAGGTCGGAGTCTCGTAGAAGTCAGGGATCCAACCAGTCAAAGAGCCTTGGACTTGCATCTCGTTAAAGCGATGACGCGAAAGGACCCACAGAAGGTACCTGCGGTGCTTACGGTCTTGAAAGGCTCCTTAGGACAGCTTTTAAAGTGGCCTCTTTAGATGGCCGTTGAAAGAGACCCTCTTTAAGTTTTAAGAGCTCTTTTAAAAAGGTCTTTTAAAGAGGTCTTCTGTTGTTCCCTCTTTAAGACCTTTTTAAAAGAGGTTCTTTTACTGCCATTTAAAGAGGCCATCTAATGAACTCCCAAGATCCCACTCCAAAGAGTGATGAATGGATTGATAAGTTTATTGAGACTTATTGGGATGACATTGAAGAATACAAAGAAGCTACTAAAGATGATCAAGATGATCCTTCTGTGTGGGAGCAAAAGTGATAGTTATGGACACTGCAGATATCGTGACCATTGAAGTTGGTGATGTTCTAGAGGAATATCAATTCGCTCGTAGTGAATACAGAAACTCTATTGGTGATCAACAACGTGATTTCTGGGATGGGTATTTAGCAGCTATTGAAAAGCTTTGTCCTGATGTCGTTTTGAATGAGGAGCATCAATGACTAACACTCAGTACACAGACGAGCAACTCAACGCTATGTGTGATTACCAAGAGGCTCTTAAAAGGCTTGATGATCTTGAAGACGAATTAATGCTTTGTGATTACACAGATCCTCGTAGGCATGAGATTGATCGTCAGATCACTCAAACAGAAGCCTGGATTGAAGAACTTCTTGCTACTGCAAAACAATGACACAGCAACAACACCCCATCACCCCACCGCCAGAGCTGGTGGAGCAGTGGATGCAAGTTCACACCACCAAGTACGACCTAGCCCGTCAAGCCGCCCAATGGGGCGCAGACCAACAACTTGCAGAAGATGCAAAGTGGCTGGATCATAATGCTCTGAATGAACCGTATCTACGGATTACTCCAGTAGGTGAATCATTAAAAGAGGCAATGCGCCCCAAGCCGCCGAGCTTGAAGGAGCAGGCAAAGCAGGCGTTATTTCGATTTGATGCCAATGCTCACACAACTGCTGATGATATGCAGGATGACTTTGATTTAATTCGCCGCGCACTGGAACAACTCCCCGACAACGAGTAATCGCTTCCACTTCTATGCCTGAACTTTCACCCGCCGCGCAAGCAGTGCTGAATGCCGTGACGCTTAAGCGCTACGACGTGCTGTATTACGCCTGTCCGAAGTCGATTGACCAGATCAAATCCGATGTCGCCGCCGCTTTGCGAGCTGCTGTAGATCAAGTGGTGCCGGATGAACCGCTTTACAAGGGTGATCAGCGCTGGATGTTTGAACGCGATGCCCGTCAGGCTTGTCGCAAGAAACTCCTCGCCATCGCTGACGAGCTTAAAGCCTAGTAGTCACCTTCACTAACTTTTTAATGACAACTAAACCACCAATCAACGAATGTCTCGTGGCGTATTGGGATAACCAACGCTTTGGTAACTCCTTGATCGACGCTCCAGAGCGGATGCAAGCGGTGTTTGACGTGCTGGCTGAGTGGTGTGACCAGCTGTGCTATTCAGACACCGCACAGAGGCTTAGAGAGGCCTCTGGTAAGGTTGATGGTTAATCATCAGACCAAGGAAAGCCACTGTTCGATTCATCATCGTCGTATAACGACTCCAGCTCACCCTGTTCATTAACGAACATACAGTGGCTCTCTTTGATCTTTTGGTAATCATTCTCCAACAGATCAGCAAATGCACCGACTAACGATTGGCACAGCCCTGCTTCTATTACTGACTTATGAAGGACGGCTTGTGCCTCAGCAACAGCAACAACTCGCTCTGCGTCGTCCATCCATACCAACTCTCGATCTCCATCTTCCTCAGCGTCCAGAAACTCCAATGCGTGATTGGCTCGACCCTGCAGGATCTTCATTCTTGCCATCAGAAGAGGTACATACTGAGCTGCCACTTGCTTGAGTGGTGCGTAGAACTTCTCCTTGGCGTTAGCTGGGACTAGCATTGTCACGGCCATAAAGGGCGCTTAAAGCAATTTAGTTCAAATTTACTGAGTGGCCCCGTGGCCTGCCCCGTGGCGTGATAGTAGTGCAACCCGAACATCTGTACTACTCTCTCGCCACTCTTGATACTGAAAATCGTTCTCAACTAGCAAAGTAATGATGATGTACTACTGCAGTATGAGCACATAACGATACTGTTATGTCATAGATATAAAGAAAGGGCCCCGTTTAAGAGGCCCGAAGTAGACCGAGAATCGTTACAAATACAGGGAGAAAGAATAGAAATAGGTATAGGAGAAATCTAGGGAACTGATACATCAGTGTTCTTTAAACGCAACAATAAAGTCTCGATTAGCCCTAGTGCATAGCTTGCAAGTGGCACAAGTTGCAGAGTCTGTATATTGTTCAGGGCAAGGGATGACAGGAACTGACTCACCATTAACGACAATATCTGCAGGCTTTTTATGAGTCTTTATAGAGTCAACAGCAAGATTAAAGACGTTTGTATTAGTGATCACTACATCAAACCCAGCACGCTTGAATTTAAAAGCATCTCTAGGTTTCTCAGTAGAGAGATTGATAACAAACCCAGGCTGTGAGAATCGCTTGATTGTATCTAAGTTTGTCTCGCCGTATTTAGTATCAGTGTGAGTGTGAGTGTAGGTGTAGAACTTAGCCTCGCTGTTTGTTACAGCACACTGCAGCTGATCAAGGGCAACAGTATCAACACAGCGCCAGGTTTCGTGAGGGTAAGAGATCTTATAGGGTAAGTCTCCTGATACGTTATGTCTGAACAAAGTTCCAGGCTTGAGTTTCTCTACATCAGAGCAAAAGGTGAGCCAGTCAGTGCCTCTGTCTCCTTTGTTGACTTTGTTCCAGTGCCAAGACTGAGGCCCTTTCTTCGCGTAGCATTCTTTATACATTCCGCAAGTTATAGGGCAGGAATCAGCGCTAGTTGTTGAAGCATAGACTCCTTTACCTAGCTTTTTGTTGGAGGTTTTTGAAAGGTGAACGGTGAACATTGTTTCAGTAGTGAAAGCGGGACATTACGTTATTAGGATCGTTAAACCAATCGTCTTCTTCTTCTTCTTCTTGCTCGTTAAGTTCTTGCTGATCCTCGTATTCCCATTGCTGGCGTAGGAGCCAGGAATCGTATTGAGTCACTTGAATTCTCCTTTAACTAGTTTGAGTGAGGTTACCTTGCGTTGATTGCCATAACGAACAACAACAGATTTAATACCCTCGCTGATTAACTGTTCTTTATTGATCAGAGCAGGGCTCAAACCACTGATATAAAAGTCTTTATTGTTGTTAAGGTCTGAAGCTATGTCAGCCTTGCGCTTATAGTCTCGACCGTAAGCAGGAAGCAGGGTAGGAATCATGGCAGGTTGAAAGTAGGAAGAATTGATTACGTCTAAGCAGAGTTGATCAAAGGTCATTCGTAGCTATCCTCATCAACTGCAGACAACAGCAGATAAACGAACTCAGTGTGGTTTGGGTAACTTTTCAGAGTTACATATCCTGCATTAATGCAGAGATACAGAAAGTCTTGATCAGGTGCAGTGTTCATTTTGTAACTGTTTGAGTGTTTGAGTGGCTTACTGGTGTTTTTGCTAGTTGATCAACAGCAAACAGTGACAGCAGACAAACAGCAAAGCAGCAGAATAGAAAGTCTTTCATCAGTAAAGAACAGAAGGTGTAATTTCGTTGCCGTCTTGATCGATGCAGCGATAACCTAGACCA